GTATAAACGACGCGAGGGCGTACCTCGACCAGGCGGATGCAGTCATGCGGGGGCTTGGCTTCCAGCGGACTTACACCAACACTGACGAGGACGCAAGGCGCGGCAAAGATTTTTACCAGAAAACTGCTAACTATCGCGCGTCAATCAATACGCACGATTTCACCATCTTAGGAGGTGCATACAATGCCTAATCCCACCCCTCTTGCGCTGGATAAGCGCCTGACCACCATCGGCATCTGCGTCAAGATCAATAACGAGGCGCTGCTCGGCGCGACCGATTTTGGCGACCTCGGCGCAGATCCGAACATGCTGGATGCGACCACCTTACTCGATACGGTCCGCGTGCAGCAGCTGGGACTGCAGGAATATGATTCCTGGAAGGTCAACTATATCTTCAACGCCGGCACGGGCTCCGACTACGAGAAGCTGAAGACCCTGCAGGCGGCTGGAACCGCTGTCCCGGTCTCTGTGGACCTGGGCGCAAACGGCGTCTTCAGCAACACCGCAACAATCAGCACCTACATCACCGGCGCGGCTGTCGGTGAGCTGCAGTCCGCTGTCTGCGTGTGCGCCCTCGGCGGCGAGTGGACCTGGACGGCCGCGGCCTGACGGACGCCGGCAATACTGTAACGACAACAGCGGGGCTTCGTGCCCCGCATTTTTTTAAAGGAGGATACCTATATGCAGACATATGATATTGATGTCATCCGTGGAGATGAGACCGTAACCGCACAGCTTCGCCTGACCCTGAAGGGACAGCTTAATCTGCAGAAGAGATTTCACGCATCGAACACTTCGGAAATCTTACTGACTGCGATCGACAGCCCGGAAAAGCTGGCTGCCGTCCTGGGCGAAGCCCTCAACTATATTGGCAACACCAACGAAATCAAGGACGGCGCGGAGCTGTACGACCTGCTGGTGGATGCAGGCGTGCGCGGCGACGTCGGATTCGCGGAAATCATGACGGAGCTCGGCCGCCATTCCGGCATCTTTGCTGATGAGGTGGCGGAAGGCATCCAGACCATGACCCGCAAGACCGTGGAAGAGGGCCTGAAGCGTCTGCAGGGTATCACCCCGGATACGGCGGAAGAGCCCGCTGAGGAAGCAGCAAAAAACTGACACCGGCGCCGGCCGGAGGCTTTGCATCCCTGGATGATTTAATCAGGGAAACTAGAGTCTCCGGGGCGCCGTTTCTTGACGTGCTGGATTGGACGGAGAAGGAAGCCGTCGAATATATCGCTTGCGCGACAGAGAGGCGGATTCGCGACGCCAAGGTGAAGTCGATCGTAGCCTTTAATCAAGCCGCGATGATTGTGCAGCTTCTGAATGGCGATGAAGTTGACCTCATGACCCGCTTCCCCTTCTGGACAGAAGAAGAGCGTGATGAGGCGAAGCGGCAGCGGCTGGTCCAGTACATGCTGAACAAGGTAGGAGGCAAGCCCAATGATAGATGAATATGTGCTCCGTGCGACAGCGGACGTGGGCAACCTCGTAAAGGGCGCAAACGAGGCCGAGCAGGCAATCGACCGCGTCCACGAAGCCGGGGATAAGCTCGGCGAAAAGATCTTCCAGGCATTACAGAAGCCCGGCGATGTATTACCGCAGCTGGGCGAGAAGCTCAATGACTTCTACAACACGATTTCAAAGACCCCGAAGGTAGAGAGCCCGATTTCCGGCGCATCCGCATCTACCAGCGAATTAACTTCTACGCTTTCCGCGCAGCAGCAGCTGCTTGCGGACCAGAAAGCCCGCTTGGAAGAATTAAAGCGGGTTTATGAGATTCTCTATAACACGATGGGGACCGTCCCGCGGGAATTCGGCACCCTGACGGAATACCGTCAGCACCTCGTGGACATCATGAATGCGGCGGACGGAAGCGCGGCAAGTCTCCGGCGTGCGGAAGATGCGGCTATGAAGCTGGACCGCGTGGACGACGCCATGTTGGCCCTGGGCGACGGGAATCTCGATCTTGCGACGCGCTTCGGATTCAAGCAGGTCGGCGAAGACCTCAAGAACATGGAGAGGGAAGTCTCCATGACTGAAGAGCGTCTGCAGGCTATGGCGGCAGCGGGACAGGAAGCTGCGCAGGCTACAGCAGCGGCGAATGCCGCCGGCGGTGGTGGTGGCTTCCTGGCTGGTCTCGGCGCCATGGCATCGGGGGCGGTCTCTCACCTGGGTTCCCTTGCGAATGCAGCACTGAATGCCGGACAGGCTGTCGGCGGTGTGCTCGTTTCCGGTCTCCGGGCGGGTGTATCCCTCCTTGGCCGGGCTGGCTCTGCAGCATCAGGATTTGTGAAAAATCTTTTCTCAATCCGGCCTGGAGCAAAAGCAGCGGAAGGTGGTGTTAAGGGCCTGGTCAAAGGTCTGACTTCCTTCTCCCGGCTGCTGATAACCCGGTTCAAGCGATCCATCATTTCCGGCATCTTTAACGGCATCAAGGAAGGTATGGGCAGCCTTGCGCAGGAATCCGCGGGCGTCAATTCCGCGATTTCCGGCATGATTTCCAGCTTCAAGCAGTTGACGAATCAGCTTATCGCATTCCTGGGCCCGCTGATTCAGGTGGCCGGTCCGATAGTCTCTCAGGTCATCCAGGGACTGACGCGGGCGGCAGAGAGTGCATCGGCATTCACGGCGGCGCTGACAGGCGCAAGCACCTACAAGAGCGCGCTGGCCGTTCCGTATGACTACGCCGCAAAGAGCGCGGAGAAGGCGACCAAATCCGCGAAGAAGTACCAGGCGACTGTGTTAGGTTTCGACCAGATAAACCGGCTTGGCAGCAATGATTCCTCTGCAGAGTCCTCAGGACCTAAATTCCAGGATGCAAAAATCCCGGATGGAATCAAAGGTCTCGGCAGCAGCCTCCGGGAACTTCTCAACGGCGGCGAATTCAAGGGTATCGGCTCAAAGCTGGCAGAGCTTGCAAATGGTGCTGTCTCCTGGCTGAAAAGCCTCATCTCATGGGAGAACGTCGGCGACAAAATCAAAAAGATCCTCGGCGCAATAATCGACGCGTTCAACACCTTTGTGAAAGAATTCGACTGGACCAACCTTGGCGCGCTTGTCGGTGAAGGCATTAACACGTTAATCAATTCGCTGCAGATTCTTCTCAGTGGAATTGATTTTAGAGCCCTGGGCGAAGCATTCGCAAAGGGACTGAATGGCCTAATCTCCACAGTGGACTGGAACGGCCTGGGCGAATTGCTTATGACTGGATTGATGGACCTTGTCGATCTGGTGGCATCTTTCGCGGAAACGCTGGATTGGGGAGCCGTCGGAGAAGCTATCCATAAGCTGCTTGCCGGCGCCATTGAGAAGTACGACCCGGAGAAAGTCGGCAAGGCTGTCGGTACGCTGATAAATGGGCTTTTCAAGGCGCTGAAGACGGCTATTGACCCGAAGCAGTGGGCGGAAATCGGCAGCAAGCTCGCAGAGACGGTCAACAGTGCTGTAGCAGCCATCAAGCCGGAAGATATGGCGGCTGGGCTTGAAAATTTCGCGAAGGCGTTGCTGGATGGGTTGCTCGGATTCATCTACAGCCTGGATACCAATAAGATCGCGAAAACGCTGGAAGAAGTCGCAGCCAGGATTGACTGGAAGGGCGTCATTTCCAAATGCTTCGAGCTTGCCGGAGCAGTGATTGGTTCCATCATGGGTGTTATCAGCACCTTCGTCATGGACCTCTTTGCGGCGGTTATCCAGGTCATGCTGGGTGCCCCGGATAAGTTCAAAGAGCAGGTCGAAGCATGCGGCGGCGATATCGGTAAGGCTATCTGGACCGGTATCACAGGCGCGCTGGGTGGTCTCATCGGATGGTTTAAGGAGAATATCTTTACACCGATCACCGAAGGCTTCAAGAAGGCTTTCGATAAGGGCTACAGCGAGCCGAAGATTCAGGTGCGGACCGGTGATGGCACGGCAGTTATCCAGGGCTTTGCAGGCGGCGGATTCCCGTCGACCGGACAGGTCTTCATGGCCCGTGAGCGCGGCCCGGAAATGGTCGGGACCATCGGCAGCCAGGCGGCAGTCGCCAATAACGGGCAGATCGTCGAGGCCGTTTCGGCAGGCGTCAAGGCGGCTGTGACGGAAGCGATGCTCATGACCGGCGGCAGCGGTTCCTCTGAGGGAGAAGGTGGCGGCGACGTCATCCTGTACGTCGATTCTGAGGAACTGGCACGCGCAAGCCTCAAAGGGCAGCGGCGTCTGGATAAGAGGTCTAATCCCGTGATTGCCTTCGCATGATTTTGCTGCAAAGTTTGACCGAGAGGTCATACTTTTGCTGCAAAACCAATTAGCAACTAATTAATTGCAACAAAATCCAGGGGCGGTGCAAATCCGCCCCGGGAGGTGATCCGAATGGCACTTTCCAATTCAGTCATGCTGCAGGTCGACGGCACTACGGTTAAAGCTCCTTCGGCGATGACGTGGGGGCTGCAGGATGTCTCAGCGCCGGACGCTGGGCGCGACCTTTCCGGGACCATGTACAAGGGACGCATCGGTTACGCGCGGACGCTTGCGCTGGAATGGTGGATGCCCACGCCGGAAGAAGCGGCGGCGATACTGCAGGCATTCCTTCCGGAGTACGTGCAGATAACGTACTACGACGCGTTACTGAATGCGGAGCGGACGGCGGAGTTCTATACCGGCGATAAGTCGGCGCCGGTCCAGCAATGGTTCGTAGGCGGCAAGAGGTACAGCAAAATCAGCTTCACGGCGATTGAGAGGGCACTGACATCATGAGGACAGCGAGCGCAGCATTTCAGGCGAAAGCCTCAATAGGAGCGCCTCTCCTGTGGCGCATAACCATAGGAAGCACGCCGTACACTAACAGAGACATCCTCACGGATTCGATCATCTTCAAATCCGGTGTGATGCCCGCCGGACGGTTCGAGCCCGGCGGCGCGGTGATTTCATCCCTCAGCTTTACGCTGCGCGATATGGCCGGAACGCTTTCCGTAGCCGTGGGCGCGGCGGTGACCGTCGAAGTTGGCTATCTGATAGAGCTGACGCCGGTTTATATCGATTATGCCCGGATGATTGTCTCAGAGGTGACGCCGCTGGACCACGGCGTATCTATCCGCTGTCTGGACCGGCTGTCCATGCTGGACGAATCGGAACTGACTATCACCTATCCGACGACGGTTCTTGGCATGGTTCAGGCGGCGCTTTCTGGTAGTGGCATCACATTAGCCAGCACGAGTTTCGCCGGCGCATCCATGACCATACGGGACCCCGGGGAGAATTACAACAGCTTCACAAAGCGGCAGGCCCTTGGTTACTGCATGCAGATGACCGGGCAATTCTGCCGCATCGACAGCACCGGCCGGCTGGTTATCGGCTGGTTCAACAGCGCGGCGCCTGTTACGGCGGCGGCGATCTTTTCCCGCTCATGCACGACCGGCAGTCAGTACACCGGCGCAAGAGTCGCAAAGAACGGACAAGCGGACATAGATACTTCCCTCATCGGTTCCGAGGGCGTGGTCTACGTCTTGAAGGGAAACCCGTTGGTTTCCGGCGCGAATGTGGCGACAGTAAAGACGCTGGTATGGGGCGCATTAAACGGCTTGTGGTTCTCATCCGGGCGGATGTCGATACTCAGTAATCCGTTACTGGAGCCCGGGGACATGCTCAGCGCGAAGGTTTTCCGGGAAGAGACGCGGCTGTTCCCTGTAACGCAGTTGACGCTTAAGGGCACGGTCCAGTGCAATGTGGAATGCGATTCTGCAGAGAATTGCTTACTGACGGACCAGCGGCAGACGTCGAACGAAACGCCGGACAATGAAGCCTATCAGTTAGCAGAAGAAGCATACCGGCTTGCAGAGCAGGGCGGCGGCGGACTTCCTGCGGGCGGCACGACGGGACAGGTCCTGACGAAAGCAAGCGCGGCGGACCGTGATGTAACATGGGCGGACGTCAGCGGCGGAACGAACATTGTATTTGTCCTGGCATCAGCATTTGACCCGACGACCGTTTACAGCAGAGACACATTAATTGTGGTTCTGGACGGGTAAAGGCATGAAGTATTTTATCTATCAGGCACGGAGCAACCGGGCGATTTTTACGAATCTCCGATATACCGGACTTGGCGCCAGAGAATACAGCGCGGATGACCACAGCGCCGGGAATGACGCTGCCGGAATCACAGGATCCTACACGCAATACGCGCGGTCTGCGAATGACCTGTACGCTTGGCATAACGGAATGCTTCGCCATGTCCAGGGCGTATACCGCTATCATGGCGGAGTCCTTACGCCTGTGCAAGGTCTGACTATCGACAGTACAAAGTTCTTTGCAGACAGTGATTCCGGCGCCATGTCTCCTAACGGTACCGACCTTGTGACAATCTCACACAAGATGCTGCCGGACCTTGACCGCAACAGCATCACCGCATACGACGAATCCGGCTTTGCGCTGGAGCTCGTGCGGTCCGACGGAGGAGGAGGACAGGGGACTTACAGCAAGAGTTATATGAAGCTGTTCCGCGTCGCATTCTTTGCGCAGTCGCCTGGAGAGAATTACCGCCTTGGATTAAGCGCAAAGTTCCCGGATGATCCGGAGTACATTCCCAGCACGGTTTTCGCATATACCTTCGGCGCGCTGCGCGGGCAATGGAAGTTCAACGGAACCTACAACGCGGCCAGCTGGACCCTTAACAACGGCAGCATGACGCGGCCGTGGGTGCTGATGTATACCAGCTCTATATCTACGGATATCGTATCCCCGCACACCGGTTCCAAAAGGTGGTCTGTTATGCATCTCAGGCATTCCGGCGGGAGCGACGTGGAGACGCTGAGGATAGACGACAAAACGGCTTTTCTCAGCGAAATCAAGACCGACGGCGGAGGCTGGAAGTACAAGTACCTGGACCAGGGCGGGCTGAGGTACTACGAGATAAAGACTGTAGACGAGTACATAAAACGCTGGCTGGAAGATAACGTCTGGCCGAATACTTAAGGAGGTGCTTATGATTTATCACGGTATTATTGACCCGCAGACAAGAGAAATCATCCTGCAGAACGGTCCTGTAGCCGTTTCCGGCGATCAGGCGGAAGCCATCCTGGACCTCACACTTCACGACAGCGTCGACGGAGTTCTCTATGCAGTGCATACGGACGCGGCCGGTGAAGTAGGCGCGGAACGCATCGAAGTCACAGAGGAAGACGGCGCTTCCCGTATCGCATATCCGATCCCGGCAAGCATGACCGGATACAACGGCAGCGCGTATCTCAGCTTCCGTATGGAGCAGGCTGCCGGCGGCAGAATTCAGCGCCGGTGGACCACGAAGCTGCTTGCGGTGCATGTCTACGACGCTATCGATGTAGACCCCGGTGCGACCGAAGACCAGATGACGATCATCACGCAGGCGCTGGAAGCCGCTGAGACCATTACTGACCTTGTACCGGAAATCCGGGAAGCAGTGACCGATGCAGAGGCAGCGGCGGACCGGGCGGAAGCTGCTGTAGTGCATGGTCCGCAGATTAACAGCGGCGGGACATGGGAAGTCTATGATGCTGGAACGGGCACATATATCGATACCGGCGTTTCAGCAGCAGGCACACCTGGTCTTAAGGGCGACAAAGGTGACCCCGGAGATAAAGGCGACCCCGGAGACAAAGGAGACAAAGGCGATCCCGGAGATAAAGGCGACCCCGGAGACAAAGGAGATAAAGGTGACCCCGGTTTAAAGGGCGATAAAGGTGACCCCGGGCAGGGCGTTCCGGCAGGAGGTACGGCTGGACAGGTCCTCATGAAATCCAGTGGCGCGGATTATGATACGAAATGGGGAAACGGCGGCGGAGGCGGAGAAGAGATCTTCTCGGCGGAGGCGGCCGAAGAGACGGTCTTCTCCATTCAGCCCACGGGTAGCACCTGGACGAACAGCGACCTTTCCATGCAGCTGGCTAACAAGCCGTACACTTTACGGTGTGAGGATGCGTATGGCGATATCCAGGAGGAACTGGTGACGCCTACCAGGTCGAAAGATTCTTCCAGTCGCTGGTATTACGAATGGGTTTCGGTAGAGCTTGGCGTGACCGTGCGCTACTATTATGGCAATTCCTACAAGCGACTTTCCACGGTCACCTTCAGCAACGAGATTCCGGAAGAGTTTTCCATCCTGGGAACGAGCGAAAGCAAAATTGTTTCTGTCAATACCGGCTACACACTCGGAGAAGATTTCATGCAGCTGCCTGCAGGCGGAAGCACTGGCCAGATCCTCACAAAGGCAAGCGCGGCAGACAGGGACGTAGCCTGGGAGGATGCAAGCGGCGGCGGAATTCCTGACGGCGGCAGTACTGGCCAGGTCCTCGCGAAAAGATCCAGCAGCGATGGTGATGTCGAATGGGTGACCCCGTCCGGAGGTATTACCAAAGTTAACAACGCGGCTGAAGCGGATTTCGCAATCTTCACCTTCAATTCGAGAACCGACAGCGCCCAGCATGAAAGAGTCTCGGCGCCATATCCGGTCCTTCTTTATCAATTGGCGGGGCAGGATAAATCCCTGAAATTCGATATTGATAGCCGGGCATTTACGCTTCACTTATGCTACGGAGCAGGAGAGAAGATCTTGGCGACGCAGAAAGATGCTAACGGCAAATTCGCGCCGATCATCCCCGCATATTTCGAGAAAGTCGATGGAACCCCGCTCGGAAGCGAAGTCGGCTACGGTGACGAAGGTCTGACGCCTTTCCAGGTACAGCTCTTCCAAGTCGAGAGCTCTGGTGCTTACGCACTGTGGACTCCCACTCGCCAGTTGTATTTCAAAAACCTGAGCGGCGAAAGTATCTGGCAGATGATTCTGCCGACACAATTCAGAACGGTCACATCACTCTTCAGCAGCATCGAGTACTACAAATTCACCTGATAGATAGGAGGTGCGGTATGGAGGATCTGACGGCTAAGGTCGCGGTCCACGAGCAGCAGATACGCTCGCTGGAGGCGAGAGTCAAGGCTATCGAGGACCTGCGAGAAAGCATCGGCGAGATTAAAGTAGCGATTGAGCGGCAGACCGGCAACATTGACAGATTGGCGGGCATCGTCGAAAGCATCGGCGAGAGACAGCGGGAGCATGAGGGCCGGCTGGATGCCATCGAGGCAAGGCCGGCTGAGAGATGGGAGACCATCGTAAAGACGGTGGTGACCTGCATCGTCTCAGCCCTTGTTGGCGCTGCAATGGCTGGGCTGATTCGCTGACAGGAAGGCGCACTAGGGAGCCAGGGACCGGGCGGGACTTTGCAGAGATAGAACAGGGCCCGCCTGGTTTCCTGGCTTGCGGGCGGAGAAGTTGCGACAAAAATTTTTCTGGATTCCGGGAAATTTTATCAAAAGCACCCCTAAAATTAGCGGAGGATGCGCTGACGGGCAACGGAAAAGAGTCATGGTCGAGCAATCACTTCTCTGCAAAGAAAAAGGTTTTAAAAAACCTATCCTATCCTTACCTATCCCTTCCCTTCCTATCCCTTCCTATCCGCTAAACTTGCTAGATTTAGTAGACTTTGCTAGATTTGGTACACTTTGCTACGTTTGCTAAGGTTCGGTAGCTTTGCTAGGATTTGGTAGCTTTGCTAAGGCTTGGTAGCTTTGCTACGATTTGGTAGCTTTGCTACACTTTGCTAGAAGTAACACTATACAGTTACTTCCAGAATTCCAGTAACGGTATAGTGTTGAATTATCTACAATATTCAACATTCATTGGAGGTGCCATATGAATACTGCTGATATCATCCGCAAACTGACTTCCAGAAAGTTCTGGCTGTCTGTCGCGTCCTTCGTCGCCATGCTGCTGGTTGCGCTTGGCAAGGACCGCGGCACGGCTGAAACTGTCGCCGCGCTCATCATGGCCGGCGCGACGGTGATCGGCTACGCTATCGGCGAAGGCCTCGCGGATTCCGGGAACGGAGTCATGACCATCCATGACCCGGACGGCCTCGTTGAAGAGACGGAACCGGAAGACATTCATATCGTATGACTGCAAGCCCCTGGAGTTGATCCAGGGGCTATTTTATTGCTTATGTGGTATAATAGTAGGCAATGATTCTAATCAATTCAGGAGGCTAATCATATGAGAAGATTTGCAATTATTGCCGCTGCCGCGATTCTGGCAACCATGACCGCCTGTGGAGGCTCACAGTCTACGGCTACAACCGCAGCGGCAACCACGGCAGCGGAAACCACTACGGCAGCAGAGACCACTACGGCCGCAGAGACTACAGCGGCGCCGGAGACCACAGCTGCAGAGGAAGCGGCAGACCCGGAGAAGGAAGCGCTGCGGACTAAGCTGGAAGATGAGCACGGCATCCGTCCGGGGACTTTCGTGCGTGGTGACAAGACTGGAAAATGGCGCATCAGCAAGGTAGCAGACGGAACCAATCCGGCAGACTATGCGGTGGACTATGCGCGCGCATACATGGAAGATGGCGATGTCCATTACATCGTCAACTTCTCTTTAAAGACCACCACGCAGCTGCGGCAAGTTCTGGGGAAAGTGGAAGCAAAGACAACTGAATACGTGGACAAAGAAGAGCATGACGCCGATCAGGTAGGCCGCGGAATGGAGCTTTCAGACCGATTCTTTGACCTTGAAACCGGCGAAGAGGTTAAGGTAGAGGTAGACCAAAACGCCGGAACCGCTGACAGCGGCGACCTTATCGAAGCTGTCAAAGAAGCTATCGACGGAGCAGTCGGCGAGGGAGAGAAGATAACCGACGTCAGCTTCGACGGTAAGGATTTAAAGATTACCGTCGACCTTGGAGACACGAGCCCCTTCGAGCCTAGAGACATGGCGCTCACGCGCATTTCTTCGATTACGGATGAGGTCCTGGGCCTGGGTGACGAATACTACAATACATGGGAGACCGTGACGCTGGATTTCGGCAAGGCCGGAAAGGCTACGCTGGACAAGAGCATGGTGACCGACCAGGGATTCGGAAAATTCTTCGATTTCCAGGACAGTGTCCTTAAATAAGCGCAAGATTGCACCTTTTTACACAGATATTTACTATATAATAGAAGCATAAGAGCTCGGTCAATCCGGGCTCTTTTTGATACCAGGCGCAAGTGATATAATCACCTTAGGAGGTGATCGCATGAGAAGAATTATCGCTGCAGTCGCCGCGCTGGCTGTCATCGTCGGCCATGGGGCGGCACGTCCGGCGCCTGCTGCTCCTGAAAAGCCGGAAGTCATTATATCTATCCGCCTGGACTCAGGGGAGTGCATTCCCGGACCGCTGGTCCAGGATGGTCCCGGGCACTGGGTGCCTGTGGAGTAACACTATAGTGGTATAGTTGAATCTTGTAGAGCTCGGATATCCGGGCTCTTTTTATATGGAGGAAGTATGTACGAACGCTTTCACTGCGGTGCCCGAAGCGTAATTTGGGACGCCGACTTTGATACGGAAGACTACGGAGAGACGCCGGGCGGCATAGTGCATGAATGCCATTACAGCAGCTGTGGCGCGCGAATTACGTATATCGTCCCGGCGGACCGGCCGGAGGAAGGAGATGCAGCATAATGGACGCAAAAGCAAGAGAGCAGCATATTTGGGAATATTTTCACGCAGTCGGTATGACAGACGCCGGCGCCGCGGCCATGATGGGAAATCTTTTTGCAGAATCCGGTCTGGACTCTGCAAAGTGTGAACAGCTCTGCCTGAACAGGCTGAGGCAGTACGATAAAGGCGATTATACCAGCGAGACATACACGGCGGCGGTGGATCTGGGTGCCATCAACCGGGAAACCTTCCTGCAGCCGCTGCCCGGAAAGCACTATGGCTACGGCCTTGCACAATGGACCACAGAGGGGAGAAAATCCGGCCTGTGGGATGCGACGCGCGGCAAAGGTAAGTCCATTGCAGATATAAACGCGCAGCTGGGCTATCTGGTCGCGGAGCTCCGACTCAGCTACGCCGGGCTGTGGAAAATCCTTACAACTTCCGCGGACGTCGAAGCATGCAGCGACGCCATACTTGCGCGCTATGAAGAACCGGCTAACTGGGTATCTCAGGTTGAGGCGCGGCGGCAATATAGCATAGGCTATCTCAAAGCTATGCAGCCGGAAGTGAAACCCAACGAGCCCGGCTTTGACCGGCAGAAGGTGATCGAGCTGGCTCGGTCCGAAGTCGGATATCTGGAAAAGAGCGCAGCGCACTGGAAGAAATACGGCGCTGCCGGTCTCTACGACAAGACAGCCGGAGCGGGAAGCGACAATTACACGAAATACGGGTATGAGATGCACAAGATTTATCCTGAGGTCATGGATTTCCCGGCGGCTTGGTGTGATGCCCATGTAGACTGGCTCTTTATGACCGCATACGGTGTGAGTAATGCCCGGAAGCTCCTCGGAGGAAATTTCGACGACTACACCGTGGCAAGTGCGCAGCTGTACAAGAGTAAGAAAGCCTGGAAGCCGGGCGGAACGGTCCCGGAAGAAGGCTGGCAGATTTTCTTCAAGAATTCGAAGCGTATCTGTCATACCGGTCTTGTGATTGAAGTCGTTACGAATGCAGGCGTAACCTACGTTATCACCGTAGAAGGTAATACCAGCTCGGCGGCGGGCGTGGTATCAAACGGTGGGTGCGTCCGTATCAAGCAGTATCGCGTGGATGATCCGGCGATCGCTGGCTACGGAATCCCTCCGTATGGCGACAGGGAGACCGCGGCTAAAATCAAATTTACGCCGCACTGGGTCCGGGACGGTGAGTCCTGGTACTACAGGGTAGCGGACGGACAGAACGCGCACGGCTGGTATCTCATCAACCGGCACTGGTACTACTTCGACAAAACCGGCCGGATGCTGACCGGCATGCAGTATATCGACGGTGCGGACGGGCCGTCCTGGTATATGCTTGCGACGCGGGAAGTCTCGGAGGATTACGAGGGCGCGCTGATGTCCAGTGATGTCGGCGGACGCCTGTGGATAATGGACGCATGACAGGCTATGACAAGGCGGCTTCGGCCGCCTTTTTTTGATGCTCTGAACGCTTTAGCATGGTAAAGAAATCGTTGCTCAATGCATGAGCATAGAGGTATAATATAAGTATAAAAAGTTTCGGGAAAATGTGTATTCCGGAATCGAGTTGTGGAGAAAACCCCGGTTTTTTTGTGGAGGAGCTCCATCAGATAATTGAACGGGCGGCCATAAATCAAGCAACCATGCGGCAGAAGCTTCTGTAGCGCAGTTGGTAGCGCAACGCATTCGTAATGCGTGGGTCGCCGGTTCGAGTCCGGCCAGAAGCTCGCCTCAGCGGCGCATTTTCCTGAGATTCCAGGGAGATGCGCCGTTTTTTGTGTGTCTCCTGAGTTCTTGAATTACACACATTCAAGAACCAAATTGTGGAGGAATCCCCGGATTTTTGTGGAGGAAATCCGGGCTCCGGGAAGGGGGACAACATGAAGAAAACTCCACCAGGGAAGAAGCGTCTGAGAGTGACCTACGACAGCCACGCCGGCGGAATCAGGGCAAGCGGAACCGTCACCATGCCTGACGGATCGCGGCGCCGGATACAGGCACAAGGACCTACGGAAGAAGCCGCGCGGGAGAAGTGGGAGCAGAGACGGATGGAATTGGCGGAGGCGGTCAAGTATGGGGAGCGGAAGAAGTCAGGAAGCCTCACCCTTGCAGAGTCTATCCGGGAACTCCTGGCCGGATATAAGGTAACGCCCAGGGATAGCCCACGCGGGGAGAAGCTGCTGAGAGATTCCACCATCCGCCGAATGGAATGCGCTGCAGAGAATCTCATCTATAGCGAGTCCATCGGCGGCTTTCAGGTAAAGGCTATCACGCCGGCGGACCTGACCCGCTGGAAGTCAGAGATTAATTCCAGGGCATCACCAAAGACCGGGCGGCCTCTGTCTGCTTCCAGCAAGCAGCGAGCGTTTTCCCTCATCCAGGATGTGATGCGCATCTATCGGCCTACGGACGACCCGACCGCCGCCGCGGGCAAGTGGCATCAAAAAGCCGTCAAGAGACAGGCTGACGCCGTCCTGGAGCCGTCAGAGGTGAAGCAGCTGATAGAATCCTGTCAGAGGACCAGGGACGCGCCAAAACGCCTCCTGGAGGCTGTGTACGCATCTCTGACCGAGGTGATGGTCTACTGCTACATGCGCCCGGGCGAAGCATACGGGCTCAAAATCCGGGACTGGAACCCATCCGCCGGCCGGCTGAGTATCCACAGGACCGGCGCGCATGAGGACGGACGGCTGAAGACTGAAAACAGCTTCCGGGAAATCTTCCCGCCGGATCCGGCCGCTGCCGTGCTGGATGAGCTCTGCAGGAACCGTGGACCAGAAGAATACGTATTTACGGATTCTGGAAGAATGGTCGACCAGTGGAGATTTGCAAGATGGTTAAGAAAGCAGCTGACCGCAGCAGGAATAGGGCGGCACGGCTTCAGCCCGCACAAGCTGAGGGGGACGGGTATCAGCTACGCCTTGGCGCTGGGTGTCCCGCCGGAAGTGGTACAGGTAAATGCCGGGCATGCATCGATTTCGACGACGCTTGGATGGTACACAAAAGTCTATGATGACCGCAGAAAGGCGGCAGCGGAATTATATAAAGTATAGGAGGTTAATTGTGGAAGGACTGGAAGCAAAACATGCAGCATACATCACGCGGTACATCGGGCAATATTACGCAAAGATGCTGGAGCTTGCGCCGAGCGCTGTCGGTGGTCCCCTGAGTATCTTCGATGTCTTGACAATGCTGGGTATCCCTGAGAACGTGCAGGATTCCGCCCGGTCCGCATGGGCGGAGTACCAGGCAATCGATAATCTTGCAGGGGATGAGTACGCAGGGCTGGAAGCCCTGGACGAGATGGTCTGAGGCTACGGGAAGGAGGTATATAAATGAGCGTATGCGTGGTGAAAGCGCCAACAAGGGAAGACTTGCCGGAGCGGCTCGGTGCACTTGCAGGGGAGCTGATCGTGGAAAGCTGGATTCGTGGGGTGCAGCTGAGTGATGAAATTTTGCAGGAGCTTTGTGCGGATGCGGCTGTCCGGCTTGATGGCGTAGACCTGGAAGACCTGGACCAATGCGCAAGGCTGGCAGAGAAGATCGTGGAAGAAGCAATTATCGAAGGGAGGATAATAACGGAAGAGCTTGCAGAAGTATGACCGAACGGTCGAACTTTTTGACCAGGGATAAGAGAAGCCCGGCGGAATTAATCCGTCGGGCCTATTTTAGTCTTTGGGCCAGTTTTTAGGGTCGGAAAGGTCCGGTATACCGGCAGCCTTATTGACCTCATCGAAGTGCGCTACGAGCAAATTGATGATATCTTCCTGCTCTTTAGTCCATCCCGGGCCGCTGAGATATGGCATTTCTTTGCGTCCGCAAAGCCAATCCAGCGATACCACATACGCATCCGCGATCGAGACCAGCGTCTGGATTGTAGGGCCGCGCTCTCCTCGAATCCACTGACCGACAACAGCGGTGGATGTGCCCAGGCGGGCCGCAAACTCCGCGCGCGTGAGCTGGTTATCTTGCAGTAGCTGTTCGATACGTTGACCAAATGGTTTATAGCCAGTTACCTGTCCCATGACTGATTCCTCCGATACATATAACTTATAGTTGCATATATTGTACCATGAGCTTGCTGGAAGTCAATAAAATCACTGTTGAAAAATTTTTGTTGCAAAAACCTATTGACTATTAGTTACAAGATGGTATAATGGTATTAACAAGGGAGAAGCGGAAAGGCGCCGAACCCAAAAAATTTTAATCAGCAAAATAACTATTAGTTACAAACCAACCAAATCAAGGAGGGCAGCATAATGAACATCGCATTCGCAAACATCGAATCAACCAAATCAAAGGAGGAAGCAACAATGGCAAGAACAAAGACTTACATCATCGAGACAAGGCGCTGGAGTGGTGACGACTACGAAATCATGATGAACCATGAGGATGTCGACGAGGAATCGGGCGGCGATTATGTGGTAAAAGTCGAGGTCTTCGACGTGGAAGGGATGAACCGGACTCCCGACGAAATCGCGGCAGATGTGCTCAGGAAGTGGGATCAGGAGAACGAGACATATGACATCCTGGATGAGCTCGGAGAAGATGAGGATTTCGAGATTGCCCTCTTCGAGAAGGATGCGGAGAGCGGAGAATTCAAGGAGGCTGGTTCCGCGAAGGCGCGGGACGTCCTCGAAGAGAAGGACCACACCAAGACATACACCGCAAGCCTCGAACGGTGTGATGACGATCTCGGAGGTTGGGTCAACATTGATGACTGCTTCGATAGCTTCAGCGCCGAAAGCGTGGATGCTCCCGACTTCTACGGAGCGGATACTTACGCGGACCAGGTGGACCTGGAAGCCATGGAGCCCGGAGAGTATCGGATCGTCATCCGGGAGGAAGATGAAGATGTCGTCAGCACCTATCGCTTCGAAATCAAAGCTAAGGAAGAGGAAGACGAATATCTCCCCTTCACGCCGCAGAGCTGGATGGAAGAAATCTAAAGTTTGACCCATCGGTCAAACTTCCCGCCGAGGGGACGGTCACCGGGCCAGACACCCGGCGGCGGGACTAAATCAAATCGAAAGGAGAGGAATATGTACACAGTTTACGAAATCTACGTGATATGGATTGATAAGAACGGTCGGGAATTCTGCAGCGAGCTCAGGGAATGCGTGAACAGCCATTACGACCACACGGACGCGCAGCACTACGCAGAGAAGTACGAGGAGCAGCTGGACCCGGATGACTGGGAGCCGATCAAATTCAGGGTCGAGGTCGTCAACGATCGCGGAGAAGTTGTTGACTGGGAAGAAATCGAAAACCCCTACTACGACGAGGTGGCATAAGGAAGCTGGTAAAAAGTTTGACCTATCGGTCAAACTTCCCCCGCAGATGGTGACCGCACGGCGGACCGGTTCGACCCCGGACGGTGGGATTAAATCAAATCGAAAGGAGAGTAACACGCATGGTTAATAGCAAGCTGCAGGCCTTCCGCCGCAACACGGCGAGGTCATGGATATTCCGGAAAATCTGGAGCAAGTACTTTCTGGACCTGCCGGACGCAGACGCGGGGCGCCTCATCAAGCTCATCTGCAGGCACGAAAGAGGGCAGATCGTCGAGCCGGAGGACCTGAAAAATCCGGAGGCCGTTATCACGGCAGAAATCATTCTTGATTCCCTTGACGATGCGGACAGCGCGTTCGCGGAGAAGATGGGTATCGACATCAAGGAACCCGGCAACCACACCACAATCGAGGCCGCATGACGGCCGGAAAGGACCAGGTATCAATCCATGAGCAAGAAGAAGACCAAAGATACTTTCATCGCAAGGGATGACTGGGCACCCATCTTCGAGTGCTTATCCCCGGAAGCAGCAAAAAAGCTGATAGTCGGAATTCTCACAAGTCACAGGGACGGTACGGTGGAAATCACACCGGAATCCGACCCGATGCTTTACCCCATCTATTCGATGATGATGGGACAGATCAGCACCACGGATAAGAGGTGGGAGGAAGAAGTTGAAGCCAGGCGCAAGGCCGGCGCGGCCGGAGGCAACGCCAAGGCTGAGAACCGGCGGAGAGCGGCAGCGGAAGCGGATGATGAAGACGATGTTATCCGGCTGACAGGCAACTACGAGACAGACATGGCAATTATGGATGCGCCCTTCACCAAGAAGGCAATCTAATCAAAAGGAGGAAATGACCATGGCAACACAGGCACAGGCAACTACCCAGGCGCAGGAAGCGAAGACGGGCGGAGCGGGAAGCATTTACGCAAAGCTCGTGATGGTGCAGGAATCGCTGAAAGCTCCTAAGGACTCTTTCAACGGCTTCGGAGGATATGCTTACAGGTCCGCTGAATCCATCCTCAGCAAGGTGAAGCCGCTGCTCGCGCAGTACGGGCTGGTAATCATCATGACCGATGACATTATCCAGGTCAGCGACCGATTCTACGTCAAAGCGACCGCTACGCTGATTGATGCAGAAACCGGTGAAACAGTCAGCGCACATGCTTTCGCACGAGAAAGCCTCGACCGTAAGGGCGTTTCCGATAGCGCCATGCTGACCGGCGCCAGCTCCAGTTACTCGCGCAAATACGCACTGTCAGGACTGCTCGGAATTTCGGATTCCACTGATGATCCCGATTCCCGCGCAGCCCAGGGCCCGCAGAACGGCGGACAGAGGCCGCAGCAGCAGGGACCGCAGCAGCAGAGACAGGGACAGCAGCAGAGGCCGCCGCAGAGACAGCAGGGGCAGCGGCAGATGCAGCAGCAGAGACCGATGCAGCAGCAGATGCAGCCGCAGCCGGTACAGCCGCAGAGACCGATGCAGGGCCCGCAGCCGGTACAGCAGCAGAGGCCGCAGCCGGTACAGCAGCAGCTGCCGGACCCGGCGGAAGATCTGAAATCCGGAGTGAGGACCCAGGTCATCACCGAAAAGATTCGGTCGATCGTCGACAGGTACCCGGAGAGGAAGCTCATGGACCAGATTAAAACTCTCTACAAGGTAAATGACCTTAAAGAGATGAATGAGACCATGGCGCGGAAGTGCCTGGTAACGCTGGAAAGATGCGAGAAAGCCTGGACGCAGGCACAGGCAAAGGAAGGAGGGGCGGCATGAGCATCGAAATGATCGTGCTGATGATGGTCCTGGGCTACGGTATCCTCGGTAGCCTCAGCATCATCATCAGCGACAGGGATTATCGCGCCGGATACAGAGATGGCCGGCGCGATGGATACCGGCAGGCGCGGCGGAAATACCTGCAGGACGGCAAAGATTCCGCAGCTTGAAGGGAGATGGTTGCATATGATCGAAGCTATTATGCATGGTGTTGAGATGATTGGTGCTGAGATGATGCAGAGCCCCTTTATATCGGGGGTCTGTCTTACCATGAGTCTGATTCTCTCCTGCAAAATCAGCAGACTGGAGTCTCGGTCAAGAGTCATTGAAATGACGGACGAAGACAGAGAAAAGATTGCAGATATTGTCATTATGAAGCTCTGCGAAATTGAGAACCCTATCAAGAAGGAGGTGCATCACGCATGAGATACAAAGAAGCGCGTAGCAGATTAACCAGGGCCGTGACGCTCATGGACAAGCTGGGCCAGCTCGAAGCACGCAAGCGGGCCATGGAAGAGGTCGGAGAGGACATCATACCGATTGAAGCGGAAATCATCCGCACCCAGGCGGAGCGCTCCATGATCGTCCAGGAAATCCTCGGACTGAGGGACCAGAAAGCGGCGGAGATGCTGAAGCAGCGGTACATCCTGGGGAAATCTCTCTCCAGGCAGAGCGGAGTGGATTCCAGGAGCTACAGCCGCCTGGCACACGAAACCTCGCGAGCAGTCGAGATTTACGCCCATACCTACGGCTACCTGGACGAAGAGCGGGTGCCCGCATAAGGAGGGCGCCATGGCTGTCTACGATCAGAGACCCATCAGGGTCATACAGGACGGTATCCGCTACGATGGATCCCTCGAAGCCCACTGGGCGGAATGCTTGCGGGTGCATAGTATCCGGTCCATCTATCACCCGGGGAGCATCGACTTTGGCAATGGGATGATTTACTCTCCCGACTTTCTCCTTACCGACTTCCGCATGTTTGCGGAAGTCAAGCGAGAGTTGACCGGCCAGGACCTGGTCAAGCTGCAGGGCATCGCCGAGCAGCTGCGCAAGAGCACAGTAATTCTTCGCAATGACGGCCTGCTGCAGATGTACGAATGCGCTGATCCCGCCTGGGGCGGCATGGGCCTCCGGTACCCGCACGAAGTTTATCTGGCATTCTGCCATGATTGCGGCAGCTACTACTTCGGCAGTACGCGCGGTTCACAGCGCTGCCGGCGCTGCGGATACTGGGATGGTACGACGACTAGCACCATTCTCTTCTATGGTGACGGTGAGAGGGGCAAAGTGGCGGACCCGCGAAAATACTTTGCTTCTACCAGCTACGCATCAGACCGCGGCAAAGCGCATCACAAACCGCTCTACGAGCCGGGAAGACCGGCAGGAGGTGCAGCATGATTAAGATGACTATCCCCGGCCCGCCGCGCGGGAAGGGGCGGCCGCGGTTCACGCGGACCGGGCATCCGTACACACCGGCGGAGACCCGGACCTACGAGAAGGAGATTGGCCTGAGGTACAAGGAGGCGGCACGCCAGGAGCATCAGGGGCCGGCGGAATACATGGAGGGACCTGTAGCCGTGAAGATTGTGGCATGCTTCCCGATACCGAAGCGAGCGACGAAGAAGGAGCGGGAAGCAATAAACCGCGGGCAGCTGTCACCGACGAAGAAGCCGGATGTCGACAATGTGGTGAAAGCCGTGCTGGATGGGCTGAACGGCGTTGCCTTCAGGGATGATGCGCAGGTATGCGTGCTCAACGTCATCAAGCTCTACTCAACGGAGCCGCGTGTTACGGTCCTGGTCCACAGCCTGGATGAGCGGGAAGAGGGGACGGCATGAACGAATATATGAGCCCTTGCACGAGAGATGATGCGCTGAAGCTGATGCGTAGAAGCCCGGAAGGGAGCACGGTCATCTGGAGAGGGAAGCGGCTGAAGGTACTGCGGCGGTATCCGTATCTTTGCCAGACGCCGGCGGGCGCGATCCCCTGGAAAGATCTTGCGGTGGAAGCGTGGTACAAGGAGGGCGGGAAACCGCTGCCGAAGTGGTATCCGACGCGGATTTCATGGGATAAGCAGCCGGGAGCACATCACTAAAATTACCGGTAATTTCTTGGAGATTTAAAGCCGTTTAAAATAACCGGTAATTTTGAGAGGAAACCCGTTATTTTACTGAGGATTCCGGCAGGCGATTAGCCTGGATATAGCAGGCACGGTGGAAACCGTGGCTGCGGACGGAAGCGAAATGCTACGAAGGAGGAAGAGATTATGGAGCAGAGGAAGAGCGTCACGCGGCGGTATGTAGTGGAGAGACTGTACGAAATCCGGCGGGCGGAGACCATAGCGGAGATGCTGAACAGCGAGCTGCAGGACGTCCGCGGGAAGGTGAGCACGATCCGGGGCGTCAGCTACGACGGGGACCGGGTGCAATCATCGGACCACAAGACAAGCGCCGACGTCATCTGTGAGGTGGTGGATAGAGAGAGGGAGCTCCTGGAAATGATCGCCTACGCGACAAAGCGACGGGCGGGGATGATAGAAGAGCTTAAGAAGCTGCAGGATTCGCGACATATCGCAGTGCTTTACGACAGATTCGTGGAGGGGCTGAGCCTGAGGGAGACAGCCCGGAAGAGACACTATTCTATAGACAGAATCAAGCAGCTGCAGAGCGGAGCGATTCAGGCTTACGCGCGGGCGCACGGGTGGGAGATCGTGCCTGACGCGGCAGCATAAGGGGATAATTTAATAAGGGGTGAAATGAGGCTGGAGTGGGCAGCCTTTTTTTATTGCGAAAAAATCGCAAAAATGTGCGAAGGAGCTGGAGTTGGCAGCCTTTTTTTATTGCGAAAGTCTGACCGCGCGGTCATACTTTTGCGGTACCGGCTAGCAAAGTCTAGCAAAGCTAGCAAGTGCTAGCAAAGGTAGCAAAGTCTAGCAAAGCTAGCAAGTGGTAGCAAAGCTAGCAAAACCTAGCAAATCTAGCAAATGCTACCAAACGTAGCAAAGTGTACCAAACTTAGCAAACTTAGCGGATAGGAATGGAAGGGATAGGAAGGGATAGGAATGGTAAGGATAGGGTTTAAAACCTTTTTCTTTACAGAGGTTCCTGCTGCTCGACCACTACTTTCTTCCTCGCCCGTCAGCGCATCCTTGCTAATTTTAGGGGTGCGTTTGATTAAAAATTCCCGGAATTAAAAAAATTTTTGCTGAAATTCGTACGCCCGTAAGCCAGGAAACCAGGCCGGCGCCTCTATTCTTCTGCAAAGTCCCGCCGGTCCCTGGTGGTTGGATGCGCTTCCCGGATGTCTACACCTTTTTACACCCTCACCTATGCTATACTAACATTGTGAAAGTTCGGTCAGATCGTTTCTCGCCCGTTACGGACTGATTGACTCACGCGAAGGGCCCAACACAGGGCCCTTCTTTACATTCCTCCTTTAGCGTCCGGCCTTCCCTCCGGGCGCTTTTGATTACAGTAACTCACTAGGCCGCGCCTGTAGCCATGACCGATTCGGTCCGGGCGCGGTCCCCTCCCTTAAAAATATGTCGAAAGGAGGCGCCCATGGCAACCAAGACAGGAAGACCCGATGCAGAGATCGACCAGGAGCAATTCGAAAAGCTCTGTCACATCCAGTGTACCGAATCAGAGATATGCTCTGTGCTGGGCGTCACCGACAAGACGCTGATGCGCTGGTGCAAGCGCACGTATAAGAAACCTTTCTCCGAAATTTATCGAGAAAAGAAGGAAGGTGGCAAGACTTCACTCCGGCGGGCTCAATGGCTTACAGCTGTAGAGGGCGGTAACGCGACCATGCAGATATGGCTTGGCAAGAATATTCTCGGCCAGAAGGACAAGGTCGAGCATGAGGCCGGCGGCAAAGCTGCCGAGCTGCTGCAGAGTCTGGTCGACCTGAAGGCCGGTACCGCTGCCATCCGGGAAGGTCCTGCTGAAGAATGAGCATCGTCTATTCCAGAAAGCAAGCCACTTTTATCACGGCGCCGTTCGATCACACCCTGGAAGTCTGTGAGGGATCCCCGCGGTCAGGCAAGACTTTTGCCGCGATTGCTCGATTTGCCTTGCATCTCATCCAGTCCCGCGACCGGATGCACCTGGTTGTCGGATATTCCGCAGAACAGGCTTTCCGCCTGGTCATGGACGGTGACGGCTTCGGCCTGGTCCACATCTTCGGCGACACTGCAGAAATCAAGCGCGACGACACCGGCGACCACCTTCTTGTGCATATGCCGGACGGGACGGAGCGCAAGGTCTACTGGAAGGGCGGCGGCAAGGCTGATAGCAAGAACGCCATCACCGGCCTGTCAATCGGTTCAGTTTATTTCTGCGAAATCAATCTCTTGCATATGTCCATGATTCAGGAATGCCTCCGGCGAACCTACGCCGCGCGGGACCGATGGCACATTGCAGACCTTAACCCGCCGGCACCGCAGGATCCGGTGATTACGGAAGTCTTTGAAATCCAGAATACCAAATGGGTGCACTGGACCTGCTTCGACAATCCGACATTGACCAGGAAGCGGCTGCAGGAGATTCACGACGCCTGCAAAAAATCGCCGTATCTGTACAAACGCGACTGGATGGGACAGCGCTGCATTCCTACGGGCGTCATCTACTGGATGCTCGACCCGGCAAAGCACGTCATCCCGCGGATTCCGGAAGGGGAGACCGTCAAAGAGCTCTTTATCTCCGGTGACGGCGGCACCACGGACGCGACGTCAGTCGACGCCTGGGCGGTCTGTTATCGGACCGATGACGGGCGGAGGACATACACTCTTTATCACCTTGCGACCTGGTATTACAACGGCGGACAGATGGCCATGAGTGACCAGGCGCGCAAGATCGCCGGCGACTTCCTGCCGTACGTCAGAGAGACCTACGGGAAGAAGGAGACCGGCATATACATTGACCCGGCGTGCAAAGCTTTAAGACTAGAGCTCGACAAGCTGGGCTGCTTTACCAGCAAGGCCGACAACAATGCGCACGACAGCATCAACGGCCGCACGGGCTTAATGTGCGGCATAGAGATGCTGCAGACCGGTATCCAGGATGGTCACATCTACTGGATAGATGACCCGCGGTTCGGGCCGCTGCCGACTATCAAGGAAGCGGGACTCTACTGCTTAGACAAGAATGGAAATCCCGTCGACGCCTACAACCACAATATGGACAGCTTGCGATACGGCTATAACCGTTTCGCGAAGAATTATGGATTGTGGGGCGCACCGGTCAAGGCGAAAGCAAGACCGGCGGGGCTGTAAAGTATGACCGCACGGTCAAACTTTGGAGGACAGAATCATGGCAATCTACATATCGAATAACGAGCTGGGCAGCCCGGATGACCTGTCCCCGGCGGTCCTCCGCTACATCCTGGAGGAGCACAACAGACGGCTTCCCCGGCTGCAGGAGCTGAAGAGCTACCATCTTAACAGCTGCAAAGTGACCATACCTGACACCGACGGCGCGACGCCGGTAAAGGTCGGGTACGGCAGATATATTACAGAGGTCATCCTGGGCTATTACCTGGGTGACCCGGTCCGCTACGATGCGAAGCCGGATGATGACGGATTAACACCCGGCGCAATCCCGGCAGCGGTACGCCACGGGCGCGTAGTAAGAATCGACCAGCCGGCAGCGGCGCCGGCGCCGGATATTTCTCCGGTGCTGGAAGCGTATGACCGGCAGACGATCAGCGACACCGATGCGGAAATCGGCCGCGACTTAGGCATCTACGGTAAGGCGTATGAACTTCTCTACGCGAGCGGCGACGAAGTCCCCGGCCCGCGGAGCGCTGTGATTGACCCGCGCTGCTGCGAAATGATCCGGGACACCACGGTGGACCACAGCAAGCGCGCTTTCGTCATGGTCGAAGAGCTCACGCACATCGGCGGCGCGAAATACTGGAAGATGACCGTCTACACCGACACGCTGGTACACAGCTATATCGCTGACGTGGATATGAGCTTTACCAGGGATGCAGACCCGGTCCCGCACTTCTACGGCGAAGTCCCGGCGGTGGAGTACTCGAACAACTCCGACGGCATGGGCGACTTCGAAGCAGAGATATCGCTGATTGATGCCTACAATACCTTAACGAGCGACCGCGTCACGGATAAGAGCAAATTCATCGATAGCGTCCTGGCGGTCTTCGGCGCTTCCATCGATGACGATGAGAAAGCGGACCTGAAGAAGTACAAGATGCTGGACGGGCTTCCGACGGATGCAAAGCTGGAGTACATACAGAAGACGCTGGACGAAGCGAGTGTGCATACGCTTGCGGCGGATATCGCGGCGGAAATCCACAAGCAAAGCATGACCGTCGATATGACCGACAGCAGCTTTGCAGGGAATGCCTCCGGGCAGGCTCTGAAGCTGAAGCTGCTGACGATGAACATCCTGGTCAAGACCAAAATCCGCTCAATGACACGCGGGCTTCGAAAGCGCTTCGAGATGTACAACCGCTGGCTGCATACTCAGAGCGCAATGCCGATTATAGATCGCGACCAGGTTGAGCCGATATTCTCGGTGCTGATGCCGCTGGATGAGACCGCAATCGTCTCGATGGTCTCTAGCCTCTATGCTGCCGGTATCATCGACCTGAAGACCGCTTTACAGCAGCTCTGGTTTGTGAAGGACCCTGAAGCAGTCATTCAGGCTGTCCAGGCTGAGGCGGAAGCGAAAGCGAGCCGCTATCTGGACGCTTACGGAATGCTCCGGGCGCGGGAGAACACCGAGCCGGAGACCGGGGACGGTGATGACCTGTGACCCGGAAGGGATTCGAGAGAAGCGAGAAAGCAGCTGGCCGGACCGTTGCAGAAATCCTTCAGACCATTGATTATCTGAACCGATTGAACGGCCCGGAACGATCCCGGCGGGAGCGGCGGAAGCGGATGCGAAAATGCTTTGCACGGATTGAGCTGCTGATAGAATGGCTTCTGCTTGCAAGCTACATCGAGACCTATCTTAGGGAATATAACTCTCTGAGAGCCTCAGTACCGTGGATAATTTCAGGGCCGCCGCGGAAGATTCCCGGTCCGGAGATTCGGAAGCGGATAGTGACGCGGATTAAAGGAAAAACCTTCCGGGAACGGCTGCGGAAGCATGAAGCAGACTACCTTGACCGGACGGAAGCCATCCGTCGGGCTGAGGAAGACGGAGTCCTGAAGCGGTCCGATGCAGAGACCCTTCTCCGGGGAACGACCGGACCGGAAGGAATCGGCGGCCTGGGCTATAAACTGTCGACCCTGGCAAGAACCGAGAATGCCGCTGCCGTGAGTAAAGCGGCGGTGTTGGCAATGAAGGATGCCGGAGTCCAATTCTATAAGGTAAAGGCGATTCTGGACAGTCGGACCTGTTCCGGCTGTTGGGAGATTAACGAAAAGATCTTTCCGGTGACCGAGGCAAAAGTCGGTGTAAATCTCCCGCCTTTCCATCCGAATTGCCGCTGCTATATCGAAGCGGTGGTATAACATCATACCTTATAAATCGCACTCGACAGGGCCGCAAGGAACTGTGGAGGGCACCCACACAACCAAGGGGCACGGACCCAAGGAGGACACACTATGGAGTACAGCAAACTGCGGTACAAGTTTCCGATGATGCTGCAGCTGCATGCAGACGGCGGTGACCCGGATACGGGCGGCGACCAGGGCGGCAGCGGCGGCAATCCGGGCGGTAATGACGGCGGCGGTAAGAAGCCTCTGGAGGAGCTGCTGAAGGATTACACCATTGAGGAGCTCATGGCATATAAGCCCATCCAGAGCGCGGCTGACAAGCGCGTGACGGATGGCATCAATACTGCGAAAACCCGCTGGCAGGCGGAGCGCGAAGCCGAGACCGACGAGGCCGCGAAGCTCGCAAAGATGACCGAGACCCAGAAGGAGCGATATCAGCTCGACAAGGACAAAGCGGCTTTTGAAGCACAGAAATCCGCATTCGCCCGGCAGCAGCTGATTCTGCAGGCCAAGGCCACACTGCAGAGCAAAGGGCTTCCGGCAGAATTCGGCGACCTGCTGAAAGGCTCGACGGCGGAAGAGATCGCGGCGGAAATCGCGACCCTGGAAGCGACCATGGGGACCTACAGGCAGTCTGTACTCAACGGGGCAATGCGCGGAACTCCTCCGACTGACCCGAAACCGACCGGCGCCAAGCTGACCGCCGAGGATATCAGAAAGATGTCCCCGGATGAGATCAATAAAGCATGGGCAGAGGGCCGGATCGATACCAGTAAACTTTAATTTCATTTCAGCACATAGGAGGTGCACGTTATGGCTATTACTTCTTTCATCCCGGAACTCTGGGCAGCAAGACTTCTTGAGAATCTCAAGAACATCCACGTGGCGACCGCGTTCGTTAACCGCGACTACGAGGGCGACATCAAGAAAGCCGGCGACACGGTCCACATCAACGCCATCGGCGCCGTGACCATCAAGAGCTACACGAAGAACACGGACATCGACGCGCCGGAGGTTCTCGCGACCAGCGACCAGCAGCTGACCATCGATCAGATGAAATACTACAACTTCGCGGTGGATGACGTTGACCGCGTCCAGGCTGCCGGCCCGCTTATGGACGGCGCTATGAGAGAGGCGGCATACGGTCTCGCGGACGTTGCAGACGCTTTCATCTTCTCTAAGCTCGCGACCGGTGCTACGACCAAGATCGGCGCCGCGGCGACCCCGCAGGCAATCAGCACGCCGGCCGGCGCTTATGAGGCGCTGGTGGACCTGAGAACCGCGCTTAACAGAGCGAAGTGCCCGGTACAGAACCGCCGCGTGGCTGTTCCGCCGGAGTTTTACGGCCTGCTTCTCAAGGACGACAGATTCGTTAAGGCAACCGCCGCGGCGAACGAGCGCCTGGAAACCGGCCTTGTTGGCGAGGCTGCCGGCTTCGCGGTCTATGAGACCAACAACACCCCGGCGACCACGGGAGAGGGCGCTTACATGACCTGCATCGCCTCTACTCCGGTAGCCGGAACCTACGCGGAGCAGGTGCTGGAAACCGAGGCATACAGACCGGAGAAGCGCTTTGCTGACGCGATCAAGGGTCTGCACGTTTACGGTGCAAAGGTGACCCGCCCGGCGGCTGTCGGTGTGATTTACTTCACTATCGGAGAGTGAGTATAAGCGGCCGCGGGAGAAATCACGCTGCCGCTAAAGTATGACCGTTCGGTCAAACTTTTGATTCGGGAAGTATGACCGTTCGGTCAAACTTTTGGCTCAGGAAGTATGACCGTTCGGTCAA